ATGAACATCACCTGGACCATTGAATGGCTTCGCACCACCCCCACCACCGCAACCCCGCCCGAGTACGTCATCGAATGCGGCTGGCGCTGCACGGGCACTGACGGGGCCTACACCGGCACGGTGTACTCCACGTGCTCTTTCACCCAAGCTGCTGAGGCTGACGGCACGTACACGCCCTACGCCGACCTGACGCAGGAGCAGGTGCTGGGCTGGTGCTGGGACTCTGGCGTGAACAAGGCCGCCACTGAGGCTGCTGTGGCGCAGCAGATCAACAACCAGATCAACCCGCCGGTTATTCAACCGCCGCTGCCGTGGGCAACTACCCAAGCCTGACATGAACGACATCAAGATCACCCTGACCGACCTGTCCGTCAACGACGTCAACCTGATCATGGCCGGCCTGGGCAAGCTGCCACTGGAGGCCACCGTTGACCTCTGGATGCGTCTGAAACAACAGGGCGAAGCGCAAATCAAAGCGGCACAGGAACCTGTCTCCGCAGGGTTGACGGACTGAGGTCAACATGGCTAAGACCCCTGCATGGCAACGCAAAGAGGGCAAGTCTGAGTCCGGTGGACTCAATGCCAAGGGCCGTGCCAGCTACAACAAAGCCAACCCCGGAAAGCCTGGATTGAAGGCACCGCAACCGGAAGGTGGTCCCCGTCGTGACTCGTTTTGCGCCCGCATGAAAGGGATGAAGGCAAAGCTGACGTCAGAAAAAACGGCAAAGGATCCGAACTCTCGTATCAACAAGAGCTTGAGGGCCTGGAATTGTTGACATGGAAGCGACGTTCGTTTGGAATACCGTCTTGACGTTGCTGATTGGCGTTGTGGGGTTCTTCATGGCCTCAAAGTTCAAAGAACTCGACCGTATCAGCATTCTGCTCAACAGAACGCGAGAGGAAGTGGCCCGGGATCACATCACCCGCTCAGAGTTCCGGCAGGACATGAAAGAGTTGATCGAACGCTTTGACAGGATTGAGTCGAAGATCGACAATCTACGAAGCAAGCCCCATGCCGTATAGTTCTCCCAAGCAAGAGCGGCTCATGCGGGCCGTCGCGCACAGCCCAGGCTTCGCCAAGAAGGTGGGCATCCCCCAGGCCGTTGGCCTGAAGTTCGAAGCCCATAAGGCCGAAGGAGGCTCCGTGAAAGAATCCCCCAAGATGGTCAAGAAGGAACTCGCCTTCATGAAGGCTAAGGGTGCGCCCAAGGCCATGATCAAGCACGAGAAGGAAGAAGCCAAGGGCAAACCCAAGGGCAAGCCGTTCGCCAAGGGTGGCGGTATCGAGTCCAAAGGCAAGGGCCCGGGCAAGATGGTCAAGATGATGTATGGCGGCAAAGCCTGCTGAGGAGAACGAACATGGCTACCGATCCCCGGTACACCGAACCCGCCAGTCGTGGTGGGCGTCTCCGCCCCCAGACGTTTGGAGATGCGTTCAGGGAGGCTCGCTCGGCAGGTGATGCCACCTTCGAGTTTCAAGGCAAGACCTACACCACCAAGACCGCTGAAGAGCAAGGTCGGGAGATTGGTGCTACTGCCAGAGGCTCTGGGCGCAGTGCATCCGCAGGCAGGACAGCCGCTCATCGGGATACGGCAACCACGAGGCGTGCTGAGATCCCCACAGGCGGCAGCGCCAAGGCACCTGCGGAACGCGGCGAGCGGATGAGCCCCCTGGAGATGGGTCTCTTGACAACGGCAGGGGCATTGGCAGGCCCCGCTCTTGGGCGTGGTGCTGCTACGGCCTATAGGGGCGCCAAAGATGTTGTGGACACTGTCCGTGGCGCTGTGCAAGCCAGCCGAGGTCTAGAAGACGCACGACGCGCAAGGCTTGCGCGGAAGATGGATGACAGCCTGCCTGAGCCAGCAAGCATTCCTGAGCTTGGGCGAGGCGTTTTCCGTAGTGCCCGTGAGAAGGCTGAAGCCGAAGCACGAAATGCCAAACCGCGTGTGCGGGTTGAAGGTACTAAGGGCGGTGTGTATCGTTCCGAGGCGCCCAAGACCGAATCCAAAGCTGGCCCCGAGTTTCGCAGTCGTACCGCAGATCGGATGGACGAGCGAGAGATGGGTATGAAGAAGGGCGGCAAGGTGAAAGCCTACGCCAAGGGCGGCTCTGTGCGCGGCGGTGGGTGCGAGTCTCGCACCAAGAAGACGAAGTACGTATGAAGGCCTCACGCGGCATGGGCTGCATCCGCCCGGAACTCAAGAAGCCCAAGGCATACGCCAAGGGCGGGGAGAGCCGCGTGAACGAGGCGGGCAACTACACCAAGCCTGGGATGAGAAAGTCACTTTTCGAGTCCATTAAGTCTCGTGCAGTACAAGGTACCGCCGCAGGCGAATGGTCCGCGAGAAAAGCACAGCTTCTGGCGAAGCAGTACAAGGCGAAGGGCGGCTCTTACCGTGACTAAGGCCCCGCAGCAGTCTCTGAAAGACTGGACCGATCAGAAATGGCGGACCAAGTCAGGGAAACGCTCTTCCGACACCGGGGAGCGCTATCTCCCCGAGGCTGCGATCAAGTCCCTGAGCCCCGCTGAGTACGCGGCCACGACCCGGGCGAAGCGGGCAGGGAAGGCCAAGGGCCAACAATTTGTCGCGCAGCCCAAGGGCGTAGCCCGGAAGACAGCGAGATTTAGATGACCACATCAGGGACCACCACCTTCAACCTCGACCTCAACGACGCGGTCGAGGAGGCGTTTGAGCGCTGCGGGGCGGAGCTTCGCACGGGCTACGACCTGCGCACTGCGCGGCGGTCCCTGAACCTGCTGTTCGCAGACTGGGCGAACCGTGGCATCAACATGTGGACCTTCAACCAGGGCATGATCCCCTTGGTGCAGGGCACGAACACCTACACGCTCCCGTCTGACACCGTCGACCTCCTTGAGCATGTCATCCGCACGGGCGCGGGCAACGTCTCGACTCAGGTGGATCTGACCATCACGCGCATCAGCGTCAGCACGTACTCTTCCATCCCGAACAAGCTGCAGCAGGCGCGTCCGATTCAGGTGTTGGTCAACCGGAACTCCAACGCGACGTACCCGGCGGCGAGCAGCTACTCCCCCGGCGCAACGGCAGCGCCCAGCATCACCGTGTGGCCCACGCCTGACCAGACGGGCGTCTACCAGTTCGTCTACTGGTACTTGCGGCGCATCCAAGATGCAGGTGCTGGCGGTGAAGCCACGCAGGACATCCCCTTCCGCTTCATCCCCTGCTTGGTCTCTGGTCTGGCGTACTACCTCGCCATGAAGCTCCCGGGCGGCATGGAACGGCTCCAGATCCTGAAGGCGCAGTACGACGAAGACTGGGATCGTGCATCGAGCGAAGACCGTGAGAAGGCTGCGGTACGGTTCGTACCCCGGCAGATGTTCATTAGCTGATCATGGCCAACAGGTTTGCAAACGGCGCAAAGGCGTTCGGGTTCTGCGACGTCTGTGGGTTCCGTTTTGACCTGAAGAAGCTCAAGAACCTCGTCGTCAAGACCAAGCAGACGCAGATCAAGGCGTGCCCTCAGTGCTGGACTCCGGACCAGCCGCAGTTGCAGTTGGGCATGTACCCTGTGGCCGACCCCCAGGCCATCCGTGACCCCCGCCCGGACACAAATACGTGGTATCAGTCCGGTACGAACGGCCTGCAGACAAGCCCGACATCAGGCACCGGCCCCTTGCAAGAAGGCTTTCCTGGCGAGGGCATGTTGGTCATCCAGTGGGGATGGAACCCTATCGGTGGTGCCAGGGACTTTGACGCTGTGCTCACGCCAAACACCTTGGTCGGCGTGGGTGAAGTTGGTCAGTTTGCAGGGTTCGTCAACACGCCGTATGTTTCGGGGCCAGATCCGTATTTTGCAAATGTGCAGTTGCTGCTGCACATGGACGGTACTAGCGGGTCTACGTCGTTTCCTGACAATTCCCCCGCAGCGCGTACAGTTACCGTTGTTGGACTTACGCAAGTAGACACAAGCGTAGTTAAGTTTGGTACAGGTAGTCTTTTTTCTACAGGAGTAACCGGCTACCTCTCTACCTCAAACATAGTTGCATCTATTACGACGCCGTGGACTGTGGAGCTATGGGTTTACCCTCCGAGAGACACAAATGTCAGATGGAACACCTCGGTTGCTTCGCAGTTTACGCTTGGTTTGCGTGACTCAGTTGGGGCAAGGCTGCTTTTATCCCCCACGTCGGCTGCAACCCTAGCCACTACAAACTACGGCCTAATACCTGCAAACACCTGGGGCTTTGTTACAGTAGTAAACGATCCAGTTGTGGGGCTTATGCAACTGTATGTTGATGGTGTTTTGGTAGGGTCGCAGGGTAATAAACCAATGGTCAATATGGCTAGAGTGTATGCGGCCGGGACCGGAGGGCTTAGTGGTTATGTAGACGACGTTCGTTTCACGGTGGGTGTCGCCCGCTACAGCGGAAACTTCACGCCGCCGACAGCGCCCTTCCCCAATTACTGATCTGACGATATCATTCGGTCCAACCAAGGAGTGAACATGGATGCAATGAAAGCCCTCCGGGCACATGCCAAGAAGCCCGCCAGTGCGGCGCATGGCCCCGGCGCCAAGCTCGCCAAGGGTGGTGTGACCACCAAGATGTCCCAGAAGATGGGCCGCAACATGGCCCGCGTGGCGAACCAAGGCCCGGTCGGGCGCAAGGGGAAGTGACATGATGAAGGCCAAGCCGGTTCCGACTCCGGTCGTGAACGCTGACGCGCCCATGCCGCGCATGGTGGTGGGCAACATCGCCTCCGCTGCTACGCCCCCGGCCAAGACCTCGGGGATCAAGGTTCGTGGTGGCAAGGCGCAGACCAAGGGCTTCATGGCTCGGGGACCGATGGCGTGAACTACACCGAACTGAAGGCCGCTGTTGAGGATTACACCGAGAACACGTTCTCGGCGGCTGACTTCGCCACGATGACGGATCTGGCGGAGCAGAAGATCTACAACACGGTACAGCTTCCAGCGCTACGCAAGAACGTCACGGGTACGCTGAGTCAAGGCAATCAATACCTGACCACGCCCGGAGACTTCTTGTCGGTCTTCAGTTTGGCGGTGTTTCCCACTGCTGGTGGGGATTACACATATCTCCTGAACAAGGATGTGAACTTCATCAGAGAGTCGTATCCAAACCCTACGACGCAAGGTGTACCCAGGTACTACGCGTTGTTTGGCCCGGTGTACAACCTGCCAACTGAGTTGACGTTCATCCTGGGTCCGACGCCGTCAGCAGGGCTTACCGCAGAACTGCACTACTTCTACTACCCGCAGAGCATCGTCACGGCGGGCACTACGTGGCTGGGCGACAACTTTGACAGCGCGTTGTTTAACGCGGTCATGGTGGAGGCGGCGCGGTTTATGAAGGCTGAGCAGGACATCGTTCAGTTGTACACCACCCAGTTCAACGATTCGATCCTGCTGCTGAAGAACCTGGGCGACGGCAAAAACCGTCAAGACGCCTACCGCAGCGGTCAGGTCAGAAACCCGGTGAAGTGACATGGCAATCCTCCAGGGAATGTGCTCCTCGTTCAAGCAGGAGTCTTGGCAGGGCATCCACAACCTTCCTGTGGACACCATCAAGCTGGCGCTCTACACCGCATCAGCAGACCTGAGTCAGGCCACGACTGTTTACACAACGGTCGGAGAAACTACGGGCGGGTATGTCACGGGCGGAAACGTCTTGACCAACGTCCAAGTCCTTCTCTCGGGGACCACCGCCTACGTCACGTTCGACAATCCGGTCTGGTACGGCGCGTCTTTCACCTGCCGTGGCGGTTTGATCTACAACTCGTCTAAGGCCAACCGTGCCATTGCTGTGCTGGATTTTGGTGCTGACAAGACAGCCTCCGGTACATTCACCATTCAACTTCCAGCGGCAACAGCCGCATCTGCGCTGTTGCGCTTCGCATAGGAAATCATCATGCTGAACAAGTCTAAGGCTGGCGGCGTCTTCAAGATCCAGTGCATCGACAAGGATGGCAATCTGAAGTGGGAAGCGGAGTCCCACAACCTCGTGGTGAACCAGGGGTTGCAGTCCATGAACGCGGTGTACTTCTCTTCTGCCACGCAGATCACGACGTGGTATATCGGGCTGTACGGGGCGGCTTCCAGCAACAACCCCGCTGCGGGCGACACGATGGCTAGCCACATTGGCTGGACGGAAGTCACGGCCTACAGCAACGCTACGCGTCCGACGTGTACCTTCGGTACGGCTACCACGGCGGACCCCTCGGTGATCACAAATAGCGCTTCTCCTGCGGCGTTCAATATCAACGGGTCTACTACTGTTGGCGGGGCTTTTTTGACCTCCAACAACACCAAGGGTGGTACAACGGGGACGCTGTTCTCGGCAGCGGACTTTTCTGCTCCCGGTGATCGAACGGTGGCAAACGGTGACACGCTGAACGTCACCTACACCTTCAGCCTTGATGCGGCCTGATCTGCGGTAACCCCTCAAAAGACACCCGTCTTGGCGGGTGTTTTGCTTTAAAGCCATGATCAAAATCGACTTCCAATTCGAGACCCCTCACGGCAAGTTTGCTGATGCTCTTCATCTACCTGACGATCACGGCTTCACAGAGGCTGAGATTGAGGCGATGAAGGAGCAGCGGCGCGACAACTGGATTGCTGTGGTGACGGCACCACCTGCACCAGAACCTGAGCCTGAGTACATCGAGATTGATGGCGTCCGCTACGTGAGGGCGTAAGCATGGCTGACAGGTACTGGGTCGGCGGTACAGCAAACTGGGACGGCACTGCCGGGACCAAGTGGGCCACCACGTCTGGAGGCGCTGGAGGAGCAAGTGTTCCTACCAGCGCTGACGACGTTTTCTTCACGAATCTGTCCACCGGCACCTGTACCATCTCCAGCGGCAACACCGGCGCCAAGTCCATCAACTGCACAGGGTTTACGGGGACGTTGGCGGGTAGCGCAGCCATCACCGTGTCTGGTAGTATCACGCTTGTGGCGGGGATGACGTATACACACAGTGGCGTTGTAACTATAAACGGAACTGGAACGCTTACGACCGCAGGGAAAACATTTTCTCCGCTTACTATTGCTGCTACGGGGATTACGGTAACTCTAGGTGACGCATTAAATCTTTCCACTATACGTAATTTGACGGTTAACGGCGGTACTTTTGATACCGCTAACTATAATGTCACTGCATTAGCGCTGTCTTCTAGTAATACAAATATACGCGCAATAAATCTGGGGTCATCCACACTTACGTTGGCCCAAGACACCGGCGCTATTGTTTTTTCTACAAACACAAATTTAACTTTTAATGCCGGGACTTCTACGATACTACTAACAGCGGTAACGCAAACGGTGCTAGATGGCGGGAGTCTTTCCGGAACGGGCGTTACTTTTTACAATGTTTCATTTACATCTACGACCGCAGGTCTTCGCATTATACGTGGCATAAACACTTTCAACAACCTGACCATCACCGCTCCATCCGCAGCCGGTGTGACGCAGGTCACCTTCGCCTCCCGCCAGACCATCAACGGCACCCTCTCCACCACAGGTACAGCAGGCAATCGCAGAGTCTGGTTCAGCGGCGTCACTTACGGCATCGCCCAAACCCTCACCATCAACGCTACACCAAGCCTGACCGACGCAGACTTCCGAGACCTCTACGTCATCGGAACCGCCGCGCCCATCAGCGGCACGCGTGTTGGAGACTTGAGAGGCTGCAGAGGCATCACCTTCAGCACGCCAAAGACGGTGTATTGGAACTTGGCTGCTGGTGGCAACTGGTCTGCCAATGCTTGGGCTGCAAGCTCTGGCGGCGCGGTCAGCACGGACAACTTCCCGCTGGCCCAGGATACGGCTGTCATTGAGAACACGGGGTTGAATACGTCGGCGACGGTGACGCTTGATGCGCCTGTGCCTTACTTTGGCACTATTGACATGTCAACGCGAACGAATGCGATGACGTTGGCTGGATCGACGGCTTATACGGTGTACGGGGATTGGAAGTTTGGTAGCAGTGTTACGCACAGCCATAATGGAACATTGACCTTTTCTGGCCGCAATACACAAACCATCACCAGTACGGGTAAGTCTTTTTCACAAAGCATTATTATTGATTCCTACGGAGGCGTAGTAGAGCTTGCAGACACATTTAACACAGGAGTTAATACCTTAATCATCACCAACGGCACCTTTGACACCAAAAACTACAACGTCACCGCAGGCTCTCTGTCGTCCAGCAACAGCAACGTCAGGACGATAACGCTGGGGTCGAGTACGGTGACGTTGAGTAGTAACACAGCGTTTGAGATGAGCACCTCTACAAACGTCACAGTAAACTCGGGCACGTCTTCCATTGTTCTCACAAGCACCAACCCACAATTTAGAGGGGGTGGGAATACATTCTACGATGTTTCTACTACATCTACATCAACAGGACAGATTACTCTTACAGGCGTGAACACGTTCAATAATTTGTCCTTTACTGCGCCAGCATCTGCGGGCCTTAGAACTTGTCTGTGCTCTTCAAATCAAACAATTACTGGTACGTTCACAGCCTCTGGAGCCTCTCCTGTTCGTAGGGTGTTTATTTTTTCTAGTCTTCTTGGTACTACTCTTACATACACCGTAGGCACGCTGTCGGCCACAGACTGCGACTTCCGCGACATCACCATTGCAGGCACCGCAGCAGGCTCTTCTCCGACCCGTGCAGGCGACTGTGGCGGCAACAGCGGCATCACCTTCCCTTCGCCCAAGACGGTGTACTGGAACCTCGCAGGCACGCAGAACTGGTCTGCTACGGCCTGGGCTCCAAGCTCTGGAGGAACGCCTGACATCAATCAGTTCCCGCTGGCGCAGGACACGGCTGTGTTTGACAACACGGGGTCTGCAGGAACGGTCACGATTGATCAGGCTTGGAATATTGGTACGTTCGATGCGTCTGCTCGTACTAGCGCGATGACGCTCTCCACCGGAAGCAACACTCCTTTTGTCTACGGCGACTGGAAGTTTGGCACAGGAGTGACGTCGTCTAGTACAGCGGGTACTATCACGTTTGCCAAGCGCGGCACGCAGACGATCACCAGCAACGGCATTACTTTTGGTTGTCCTATCACTATTGACGCTATTACAGGTATTGTTCAGCTTGCTGATGCACTATCAATTGGGTCTACAAGAACGTTGACCTTGACATCTGGCACGTTTGACGCCGTATCTTATAATGTCACTACAGGATTGTTTAGTTCTTCCGGATCGTCTACTAAAACACTAAAAATGGGATCTGGCACTTGGACACTGTCTGGAACAGGTACTATATGGAATGTGGGCGATCCTCTCAACTTCTATAAAGGCACCGCAAGCATAGTTTTTTCTGATACAAGTACATCGGCAAGAACTTTCGGCGGCGGCAATTTTTCCTATAACAAACTCACTATTGGCGGCGCCACCGGGGTTAGCACGACGACTATTTCAGCTAACAACCAATTCACCGAACTCGCCAGCACCAAAACTGTAGCCCATACCATTGCCCTTGGCACCACAACGCAGACCTTCGGCAAATGGACGGTGACGGGCACAGCAGGCAACGTCGTCACCCTCACCGGCACAGGCACTGCCCACATCCTCGCTGGAGCTTGCACAGACAGCATTGACTACCTTGCTATGGGCTCCATTGGCTTTGCTGCCACAAGCCCTGGTGAGTTCTACGCCGGTGCCAACAGCACAGGCACGGCGGCAGCGCCTGTCTACCGCACAGCCAAGCCCGCCGACAGCACACGCTACTGGGTTGGTGGCACGGGCAACTGGTCAGACACAGCACGTTGGTCTACGTCATCTGGTGGTGCTTCTGGAGCCTCTGTTCCACGCAGCCATGACGATGTTGTCTTCGACAGCCTGTCCAACGCCACAGCCTACACAGCCACGGTGAACGCTGTCACTGGTGGCATTCGTTGCAAAGCTCTCACCATTGCAGGCCCGTTGGTGGGCAACGTGACGTTGGCAGGCAGCACCGCTATTGATGGTATTCATGGCAATGTGACGTTACCTGCGACGGGGCTGACGAGGACGTACACGGGCTTTATTACGCTGTCTGGATCTACGTCGGGGTTGACGTTGACGACTAATGGAGTGGCGTTAGCGTCCGCTATTACGGTGAATGGAGTCAGTTCTGAATGGTCGCTTGGTAGTGCATTAGATGCAGGATCTACTTCTTTTACCATTACAAATGGTTCTTTTAAGTGCGTCACATACAACCTTACTGCGTCACAAATAGCCTCAGATAACCAAAATTCAAGAACAATTGATTTTGGGTCGGGTACGCATACCCTATCAGGATCCTCGCCTGTTAGTTTGGGGTCAACAGAAACAACTAGGGCAAATTTGTCCGTTGTTCCAGGAACTGCACAATTAAATTTTTCATCCGCAAACCCATCGCCGTTTGGGAACAACCAATCCTTCTACAACGTCGCCTTCACCAGCACCTCCGCAGGCACCGTCACCATCAACGGGGCCAATAGCTTCAACAACCTGTCCTTCACCGGCATCACCTCTGCTGGTCTGAAGATCATCAGCGTCACAGCCAACCAGACCATAACAGGCACCTTCACCTGTTCAGCAGGCACCAACGCCACGATGCGTCATTTCGTTCGCTCTAACACGCTCGGCACCACACGCACATTGACCTGCGCTGCCGTGTCCCTGACGGACGTTGACTTCAGAGACATCACCGTAGCCGGTGTAGCCGCGCCAGCAACAGGCACGCGCATCGGAGACTGTAAGGGCAACAGCGGCATTACGTTTGATGCTGCGAAGACGGTTTATTTTATTGGCACAGGCGTAAACGTAAACTGGGGCGCAGCGGCATCATGGTCAGATTCTGTTGGAGGGGCGGCAAGTGGTATTTGGTTCCCGCTTGCACAAGATACGGCAATTGTTCCAACTGGAACCCCAGCAAGCGGATCTACCATCACCATCAACCAAAGCTACAACATTGGCACCATCGACATGTCGGCTAGGACGACGAATACGATGACGCTGGCGACGGGCTCAACCACACCAGCGATCTACGGCAACTGGGTAAATGGTACGGGAACGACAATAACAAACTCTGGAAGTAATGTCACTTTTGCTGGCAGATCTTCGCAAACAATTACATCCGCGGGCGTATCTTTTACAACAATTGCTGTATTTATTGATTCTCCGGGCGGCGTTGTAAGTTTATCTGATGCCTACACGGGGACGGCGAGCACAACAAACGCATTACAAATCACTAATGGTACTTTTGATGCCTCTGGTTACAGCGTCACGCTATCTGGTTCCGCCAGTACGCTGTCTTCTTCCAACTCAAACATACGAACAATTGCTGTCGGCTCTGGTACTTGGACCATTGCAGGTACTGGGGGATGGAGCGCAGCCACCTCCACCAACCTCACCGTCACCGGCACCGGCACCATCAGCCTCACCTCTGCGTCAGCCAAGACCTTCGCAGGCGGCGGCATCTCCTACACCAACATCACCCTCAACCAAGGCGGCGCAGGTACGCTGACCATCAGCGGCAACAACACTTTCGCCAACATCACCAACACCTACAAAGCCACTGGTGCCACCGCCATCAACTTCGGCACCACAACGCAGACGGTTGGCAACTTCACCGCTGCGGGCGAAGCTGGTAGGGTATTGACGCTGACGGGCACATCTGCCTCTTCGCCTGCAACACTGGTCCTGACCTCCGGTACGGTGACCACGCCGGACTACCTGACGATCACGGGTATCCGCGCCTACTCGCTGACCACAACGTGGTACGCGGGCGCCAACTCGACCAACAACGGGTCACTGGGCTGGTACTTTGAAGCAGCGGGGGGCACGGTATACAGCGCATCTTTCAGCGACACAGCAACTGGCGCAGACGCAGTTTCTGTCGCGGCATCAATTTTTGGCGCAGCTTACAGTGAGACGGCTACCGGTATAGATGCATTCGCGGCATCTGGAACATTCAACGTTTCGTTGAGTGATACGGCAACAGGCTCGGATGCTGTCACATCGAACTTTGTCTTTAGTGCGGTTTTTTCTGATACTGCTACAGGTGCAGATACCGTAGCCGCTTCCGCTTCGATAGGGATATCTTTCTCTGACACAG